TATAAACTGGATCTACTTAAGCAAAGCCACCAGAAATCCACGCCTGTCCTATCTTACGTGCTACCAGCGGTATGTATACGCTTGCTGTACGGGTACGGTTGTACCGGGCTGATAGACCGGCGGTAGAGGCTGTAAGGCCTGTAACACCTAAGTATAGCTCGATGCTTTGTGATGTACTGCCGGGGGCGATTCTGATCGTGGATGCATTGCGCTCGCCCGGATTGAACTGCGGTTGAAAGTTTAGCGATGCAGACCGCTGCACTGCTCCGATGTCTGGGTTTGCCAACCACGTAACACCATAGAGGTCGTTTGTAGGTGCGCCTGTAGCCGTACCAGTGCCAAGGTTTGGCGATGTCAGGTAAGAGCCATAGAAGTCGTTTAGACCAACACCCGTAAGTCGAGCGTATCCAGCATCAAATCCGAGTTGGATAGTTGTGATGGTATTCGTCTCAGCAACGTTAGTAACGCCGCCCTGTATACGGTGGTTGAAATCACCTACAGTGGTTCCAGAGTTACTGGCAAAAATCGCAGTAGTGGAAACAATCAAACAGTTTGTAATTGTTAGTTTGTTAGTTGTGTTTGCAGATGTATTTCGGATGGCTTGGTCGTAAGTCAGGATAGTGCAGTTTGTAACTGTAACTCCTCCAATGTTTCCATCCATCTGTAACAGTCCCTGTTGACCAGCGGCTAAACAATCTTTTATTACAGTTGAAATGTCGTAGTTTGCTCCTGATGCACCAGTGATAGCAATAGCCCTGTTTGATGAATAAGTATGTGGCCAGATACATCTGTCAACAGTCAGATTCAAGGCTGTTGATTGTGCCACTGTAAGGCTGACAGATGAACCAAATACACACAGTTGGAAAGTCCAACCATAACAAGTTGTGAGCGAAAGTCCGACCAATGAAACGTTTTGACGTTCAAAATATATGTTCTTAAATGTCAGGTTGTTTTTACTTGTCGCAGTCAAACAAGCTCCAGAGTTGTACCAATACACATTTCCGGGCGTTACAGTTGGAAACGCCTGTAAGTTTAGTGGGTCACCAAGAATCTGAACTTCACTGCTTGCCGATGTCATACCAACGGTAACGGATTCGTTGTATGAACCGGGAGCAACGTAAACGATATCGCCACCAACTAATCCGGGGTTAGTGCCGGATGCCGCACCGAGAGCAAATGCCAGTGTAGCCCAAGGCGTAGCCGCGCTTGTGCCAGCGTTAGCATTATTGCCTGTGGTTGTAGACACATAATAGGTTGCCATTATTCAGCCACCCCAGACACGATTTGCTGTGCCATCACAAGACTAAACTGCTCGACAATCTGCGACTGAAACTGTTCATCCTGAGTGACCCACCACTGATTAACGCCGGTTCCATCAACACCGAATGTGCCGATAAGATTGCCTTCATTGTCGTAGATGTCACCAAAGACTCGCCAATCGGTGGACGGTGCTGGTTCCTTTTCAATGCGGTAGTTTTGTAGATTCATTATATATCCCTCACATAGATTCGGAGTGGGCCGAACACCTGCGTATCAGATGCCCCGGTGGTTCGTGTGATCGTAGCCGTGTAAGTCCCTGGCGTGTTCGTTACGGTGGTGTCAATCGTAAACTGCGCCCTGCCATCAGCTGCATAGGTTGCCGTACAGGAGTACGTGTCAACCAAGGTAGCACCTGAGTTATAGACCTTAGCCGTTACGGTTGCGCTCGTGATATCGATTCCGGCGCCGTTGTTGTCTACACACTGGATGTCGATTCCGTGCTGTGCGCCCTTCTGGATGTCAAGCGGATCAGATGCCCCAAGGCCATCAGCCTTGACCTCGAAAGGCCCCATGCGAACCAGTGCGGCATTTGTAGGGGTCACCAGTTCCGCGTTCACGTACTGCCCGAATGTACCGGCTGTTGTGTACGATGCTCTTACACCGTTCCATACAGCAGCAGTTGTTTGAACCGTTGTAAGCCAAGACGTAGCAGGATCAAATCCTACGAGCTGATATTCAAGCGATACAGGAGCCATGCCAGATGCACCCTTGAGCATCACGATAGCGTGGTCTACACCTGTTGCAAATACAGCATTAGGGATGTCAAACCGATAGATGCCTGGCAAGTTGGTTGCGTCCACCTCAACCCATCCACCAGATGACCACGCACCCGTGACCGTCTGCGTTGCCAGTGTGATTGCTGTTGCGCTTCCAAGTGGTCGAACAAAATAAGCAGTGAAGCTCGCAGCGTTGAATGCAATACCGGTCTTACCGCCGCCTGTTGTACTGCCGCTATCCTGCACAAAGACATACTCGGAGCGGTTGGATGTGGCTTGCGCCTGTACGAATAACTTAGCCACGAATGCCCCCTGTCATGCCCGGATGCGTCATCACGCCACCTTGTGGATTGATGTTGCCTAGAATCAACTGATGCTCGTAGTTCTCAGTAGTCGTGATTGTCCACGCCCCAGTCACAGGTGTTGTCCTACGTGCTTTTGCAAATTGCCAATTTGTATCTGCTAACCAGTCAGTGACGGCATCAACTGATATTTGACTAGAAAATTGAGTCGTGGTAGGGCATACAGTCCCCCAGTAATAGGTTTGTCCTGCTGTCAGGTTTACCGCTGTATCCCAGTATGTGTCGTAAATCGCGCGTCCAGTTACGTTGTCAAACTTAGGAGTCGCTGACGCGATTACATTATTTGATGCATCATAGAGACGTACTGTTTGTTGCGCTAGAGCATTGGCTTTATTGCGGATGCCTAAGCATTCAATAGATGAGTACTGACCAGATGGAACAACAAATCGCGCACCCATCTCAATGTTTGTACCAGTGTCATCCGATAGCGGCATAACAACACCGTAATACCCTTGTGATGCTGTTCTATAACCTAAAAAGTAATCACCTATTCCAATGAAGTTTGATGCTGCCTGTCTCCCCGTGGTTGGGAAAAATGCACCTCCTGCGGCATAAGAACTTGTGTTATATGCAGCAAAGAAAATCTGTGTACTAGAGTTAAATGTCCCACTTTGTGCGGTCACGACAATTGCATAAAAAGTATTTTGTGTAAGCGTATAAGGAATTGTTAATGTAATCCACTTAGATGCCATTGAGGTCGTATAGGTTGTGACTGCTACATCTTCGTAGGCTAAATATGTACCATCTGGCACACTACCCATAGAACCACTAGTAACAGATTGTATGCCGACACGAATAGTGCCAGTGGCTCCAGATGTGCGATAACCCGGGGCGCGAATAGCCGTTATCGTATGATTTCCAGTGGCTTTAAAAGTATTAAATACATAATGACCTAACGCCCAAAATTGCCCAGAGTTGACTGTTAGTACATTCTGTTTTACTGAGAATGCTGGCCCCTCATAACTAGGCATAGGTAGTCACCACATTCTGCGGGTTGTCGGTGTCAAGTACCGCTGTGCGACCAATAATGTTATCCTGCATCCACAGCATCAAAAGCAACATCTGGAGTTGAGTATCAGACCCTGATGCGGCTTCTGTCACCGCATTCTGTAACTGTTCGACAGATGCATAATAAACGCCGGTATCGGAGAACACGCACATCACACCGCCATCATTGCCGATGTTGACAGCGTTAAGCGTTTTTGTTTGTGTCATTTGCCCACCTTCAAACTGTTCGCTTGCACACCCTTGAACGGCATCGTCAGGAACGCCAGCACACTAGACACCGCAGCGGAGACACCAGCCGCTACCGCCTTGCTGCCGTAGAGTGCCAGCACTGCGCCCAGCTCGCTGAGGTCGTGTGCTTCGCTTGTCCGGACGCCATCGCCAAAGACCGAGGTAAAAGCAGCTACGAACGCCACGATCACAACGACCACTAACCGTTTGATTGAAATGCTATTCATCTTTGTATGATCGCCTCCATGGCTGAAACCTTGTTCTCGAGTTTACCGAGTCGCTGTTCTATGCGGCGTACTTCCTGCTGTTGCCCGTCTAAGGTGTTTATAATGTGTGCCACCTGAGTCTCTAGGCGCGTCAACCTGACCTGTATAGCCACCCATGCGGCACCAATGCTGGTAACGGTTATAAAGGCTTGTATGCCGATAGGAACCCACGCCTCTGCCGTCATGATGTACGCTCCACCAGCCCTACGTGCTGTACCAATAATTCAGTCTGCCCAAAGTCTGACCCGATCACATCGTAATACTTGGCATCATCGCCTACGCGGTAAACCCTATCCTGCGGCATAACATCAGCACCGACAGCGACAATCAGCGTCCACTGTGCAGATGACTGTATGCCACCGCCTACAATGCTCTCTGTGTCTGATTGGTTGGTTAGCCTGGCGTTGTACTCGGCAACCTTGCGCCACGTCTCAGTGGCACCGCCCCTGCCGTCTTCGGTCAAGGTGAAGCGGTGAATCTCTACCCGGTCTTGGCAAAGGTTGCGTACCATGCCAGCGCTCAACGTGGCGCGGAGTATCGGACTCATGCGAACACCAACGGGCGATATCGCTCGGCCATGCTTAGGCAGTGTGCTTTGAGTTGGCTAAGCTTCACATCGCTTGTGCCTTCCTTAGCATCGATGTCGCTTGCGCAACGACTAGCCTTTATCATCCCCGCTTGGCGGGTTGCTGTCCTGACATCGTAGCGCTCCACGTTGATCGGCCCTTGGTCTACCCACATCAGGGTAGGGTCACCGGTGCCATCTTCCAG